AACCAACAGATTATTTTAATACTAAACTTTATACAGGAACAGGAAGTTCACAAAGTATAACAGGAGTAGGATTTCAACCAGATTGGGTTTGGCTTAAAGGAAGAAGTGTTGCATATGGTCATACATTATTTGATGTAATTAGAGGTGCAACAAAAAGAATAGAGTCACACTCAACAAATGCGGAAAGCACATTATCTACAGGATTAACTTCATTCGATAGTGATGGATTTACTTTAGGTTCAAGTGCGGCAGTTAATCAAAACACAGATACATTTGCATCATGGAACTGGTTAGCTGGTGGCACAGCATCATCAAACACAGATGGAAGCATAACAAGTTCTGTATCTGCTAACACTACTGCTGGATTTAGTATTGTGTCTTATACAGGAAACGCAACTGTTTCTACAATTGGACATGGTTTAGGTGTAGCACCAAAAGTTGTTATAGTAAAAAATAGAAGTAATATTCATGATTGGAGAATGTACCATACAAGTTTAGGTGCAACACATGATATTTATTTAAGTAGCACTGGTGCTAAAGTAGATACTACTACAACTTGGAATGATACAGAGCCAACATCTAGTGTATTCACAGTAGGAACTGCAAATGGAACTAATCAAAATGGTGATTCTTTAATAGCCTACTGCTTCGCAGAGAAAAAAGGTTACTCTAAGTTTGGCTCATACACAGGGAATGGAAGTACAGATGGAACATTTGTTTATACAGGATTTAAACCAGCTTTAGTTATAGGAAAAAGTACAGGCAGAGGAGAAGATTGGTTTATGTTTGATAGTACAAGGAGTCCAACAAATGTAGTTGATAATTATTTAGCACCAAACACAAGTTATGCAGAAAGTTCTACTCTTACTACTTTTGATTTTTTATCAAACGGATTCAAGCTTAGAACATCTGGCTCTTATTCAAATTTTTCTGGCGATACATTAATCTACATGGCATTTGCTTCTAATCCTTTTGTTACTAGTACGGGGATTCCAACTTGTGCAAGATGATTTGTTCAAACCCAGAATGTAAGAGAGAGTTTTTACCCAAAAGGTCAGATTCAAACCATTGTTCTTTATATTGCATCAAAAGAAATAAATTCTTAAAAAGAAAAGATCATTATACTGCTTATTTAAAAAAATACAGAAAAGATAAATACGAAGAAAGAAAAGAATTTAATTCATTAAGAATGAAAAAACATTACTTAGAAAATAAAGGTTATTACAAAGATAAAAGTAATAAACGCAGAGCAATTAAATTAAAGGCAATACCTAAGTTTGCTAATCTTGATAAAATAAAAGAAATCTATAAAAATTGTCCAAAGGGTTATCATGTAGATCACATAATACCCTTAAATAACTCTATAGTTTGTGGGCTTCATGTAGAATGGAATTTGCAATATTTATCAGCAAAAGAGAATTGTAGTAAAGGTAATAAACTGATATTCTAGTATGAATGATAAAACTTTTAAACATACTAAAACATTGGAGAAATAACTTATGGAAGAAATCAAACAACGAATTAAAGAACATGAAGGGTATAGGGATACTGTGTATTCCGATAGTTTGGGTTTCGCTACTATTGGCTATGGTCATCTTGTATTACCCTCTGATAACTTTGTTAAAGGTGTTACTTACGATAAAGAAACTCTTGAAGAAGTTTTTGATAATGATTTTAAAATAGCATCAGATTCTGCTAGAGAATTATTAAGAGATATAGAACATAATCATATTGTATTTGGTGTAATTGTTGAAATGTGTTTTCAATTAGGCAAACCACGAGTAATGAAGTTTAAGAAAATGTGGGAAGCATTAAGAGAAAAAAACCTTGATAAAGCTAGTGAAGAAATGATAGATAGTAATTGGCACAAACAAACCACAAAAAGATGTGAGAGTTTGGCTAGTATAATGAAGAACGCAAACAAATAGGAGAATATTATGGCACCAATGGGAACAGGAACTTATGGGAAGACTAAAGGTCGTCCACCAATGAAGAAAAAAAAGAAAAAATCTAAAAAGAAGAAGAAGTAATGGCAACAAAGAAACCTATATACGCTAAAGCTAGACCAAAGAGATTAGGCAAACCTAAATCTTTTAATAAAAAGTCTAAGGCTTATAAATCAGCTAAAAGAAAAGCTGATAAGAAGTTTGGCAAAAAGGTTTCTTTGTATAAAAACATCTTCATTTCACAAGCTATTAAAAAGTACAAACCAAAGAAAAAGAAATGAGTATAATTGATATAAACAATATGCCATTTGGCTTAGGCGTTCAAAAAGGATTAGTCACTAATTATAGTGGCTTACATAAGTTTGGTTTAAATACTGCTGTAGGTTCATCATTTGAAACTATCTGGGACGGAAACAATACTTATACTTATCCATCATCTTCAGGAACAGCTACTGCAACTTCATCTGATACAGATGACAATACAGGAACAGTAGAGATACAAGGATTAGATTCTAATTATGATCTAGCAACAGAAACATTAACAATAGGTGGTAGTGCTGGAACAACTAATTTTATTAGAGTATTTAGAGCAATAATGAAAACTGCAAATACAGGAAATACAAATGTTGGAACAATTACAATAACAGTATCATCAACAACAGTAGCACAGATAAGGGCTGGATATGGTCAAACTCTGATGTGTGTTTATACCATACCTCGTAAGTTTAATGCTTTCTTAATGCAAATAGATGTAGGAAGTTCTAAAGATTTAGAAAACGAAATTAGATTCATAGTCAAAGATATATCAAATGGTAATGTATGGAATACAAAAGCATTTATAACTACAAGAGGTGGATTTATAGAAAAGAATTATGTTGTTCCTGTAACTATACCAGAAAAAACTGATATTGAATTAATTGGTAAAGCAAGTGCCACTTCATCAATAAGTGGTGGCTTTGAATTAATACTAGAGAAAGTAGATCAAAGCTAATGAGTAATAAAACTGCATTACAGAAAATAGAATCTCACGAAAAACTTTGTCGTATTATGCAGAAAGCAACTCACGATAAAATTAATGATCTACAATCACAAATAAATAGAATTGAAAAAATAATGCTTATTTCTGTTGGTGCATTAATAAGTTCAATGGCATATGTAATTATGCTTTTGATAGATAAGGTGTAACCTTTACAAACACTTAAAAATAAGTACAAGTAATAATTGCATGAGTCATAAACGAATTTTAGTTATATCTGATATGCACATTCCATATCATCACAAAGACGCAATCAAATTTTTAAAAGAAATCAAAAAAGAATTTAAACCTGACACAGTTGTTAATATTGGAGATAGCTTAGATTTTCATGCGATCTCAATGCACGATAGCAACCCTGATCTTTTTTCTGCTGGTCAAGAATTATCAGAGGCTAGAAAATATATAAAAGAATTAGAGGGTGTATTTCCAGAAGTTACAGAAGTAGATAGTAACCATTCTAGTTTAGTTTATCGTAGAGCATTAAAGCATGGAATGAGTAAAGAGTTCTTAAAAGATTATGGAGAGTTCTTAGGTACTAAAAAATGGAAGTGGATAGATGATTTAACTTTAACTATGTCTAATGGCCAAAGATGTTTCTTTACACATGGTAGAAGTGCAGATGTATTAAAAACAAGTCAGACTATGGGAATGAGTTGCGTACAAGGTCATTATCATACGAAGTTTGTTATTAGTTGGTGGGCTAACCCAGATAACCTATTTTTTGGAATGAATGTAGGTTGTTTAATAAATCAAAAGAGCATGGCTTTTGCTTATGCTAAAAACTTTAAGACTAGGTTTATCATAGGTTGTGCAGTTATCTTAAATGGAATTCCAAGACTACTCCCAATGGTTTTGAATGAAAAAGGGGATTGGATTGGCAAAATCGTCTAAGTTAAAGCCACAGAGAGCCACAGAGAGGGCTACTGACAAGCAAATAGGTGGCAACCATTACAAATCATATACCATACAGCCAATCGAGTTTATCGTCCAAAATAATCTTGATTTCATACAAGGCAATATCATAAAATACTGTTTGAGAGAAAAACAAGGCGAAAACCCAGATGAGAAGTGGAATAAGATAATTCACTACTGCGAACTAGCAAAAGAGTTGAAAAATAAAAAATAAGGAATATTAGGAGTGAATGAACTTCACTTATTTAATTTATTCTATTCTTGTGGTATATTGGACAACATTAATTTTTTTAACAAGTAATACTTATTTATAATATGTGGTTAGGACTTTTAAAATTTGGATTAAAAACTGGTGCAGAAATCTATAAGAATAAAAAAGAAACAAAGATATTAGAATCTGTTGCAGAAAAAAAACAAATGCAAAGAGTTATTGATGGGGAGATCGAAATGGTCAAAACTATCAAAGAACATCAAGCTAACGATTTTAAGGACGAGATAGTTCTCGTACTTATCTCAATCCCTCTGTTAGTCGCTGGTTGGGGGGTATTCTCGAATGACCCAGAAATAATTGCAAAGCTAGATGCTTTCTTCGATCAAATAGATAGATTTCCTTTATGGCTACAAGGTTTAATTATTGGTGGCTACAGTTCTGTTCTAGGAATAAAAGGTGTATCAGCATTTAAGAAAAAGTAGTATCATGTCCTAATGGACAAGATAAAAGTTGATGCTGTTATATGTAGTTTAGAAATTCAAGTTGAAGTCCATAATTCTGATTCAGGTAGTTATGTTAATTTTCGTTTTATTGACACATTTCCTCATTTTACTAAAGTAAATGAAATGATTTCAGAACTTGAAAAACGAAGTGATGTTGATTTAATAAATTACGAATACACCTACACAAAAGTAAATTCCAAAACAAATTTAAAATATTTTGATGTAACTATAAACTAGGGTGGTAAAGAGAGAGATCAAATCCACCCTAGCTATTTTGGGGCAATCCAAAGCGATAGCCGTTTATTTAACTATCTTCATTCTTCCCAAAATTCTTTTAACAAGCCACCAACTCTCGCTGATGGCTCTATCTACTAAACTCATATATAGGGAGCAAATCTTTATATCGTTAGTAGAATTCATTTAAACTTTACTATTCAAAGCTAAATCTCTTTTTAACTCTGATTGTTTTAAGCTAACATACTTATCAATATTATTATAATGGTATCTACATTTAATTAAATTCATAGATGCCTCTGAATATTGTTCTATAATATCTTTATATTCTTGATCGCTACGAGCATGATATTCTGCCTCTGCGATTGTTTTTACCAACTTCTTATGCTTTAACACAAGTTTGCTAAATGTAGCTTTTTTTCCTTCTTCTAAAATTATAACTTTTTTTTCAGCTTCAGCCCAATCGTTAGAAGCATCAGATAATTTTTTAAATAATTGATCGCTTAAATTCATATCAATATCACTCCTAATACAAAGCCTACTACAAAACAAATCCATTCTCGTCTATAATGTAGTTCTAACACTTTCCAATCACTTTTAGTTTTTCCAAATATCATCATGGGTATAATAACATCTCCTCTGCTTCTTGTTCTAATTGTTTTATTTGTTGTTTCAAGCTATGATTTTCTTTTTCTAAAGCATCTATCTTTTTATGTAAGTTTTTATTTTCCAAATACATAGCTTGTATTTCCTCTAACTTAATAGCGAAATCTTTTTTTAAATTATAGAAATCGCTAATAAGTTCTTCTTGAGTTTTAGATAGCTTAACCATTAAAATGGAATTTCATCGTCCATACTCTTATCCATATCATTTATGTTTTCAACTGGCATAGCATGATCTGGTGCTGATGGTTGAGCCTGAGTCATTGGTTGCTCAGTATATCTAGGCATACTTTGACCTACAGGCTTTAATCCATCTACACTTTGATTTCCACTAAATGGTTTAACCATATAAAGTGTTACAACTTGTTCGCTGTCAGCACCATATTTAGTTTCTTTAGCTTGTTGTATTTTAGAACCCCATTTAAGATTATATCCAGCTTTAACATATGCTTGAACTTCTGGAGTTTGATACCATTCCATTACTTGTGAAATTCCATATAGTTTTTTTGTTAAACTACACATAAATTTAGCTTTAGTTGATGAAGCTGAGTATTCATAACTAGGAGATTTCTTTCCTGTTTCATACATCTTTAATGTAAGGCCACAAAATGGCATTGAATAGTTGGATTTATTATTTTGATACATGTTTTTATCCTTTTTTTAGTTTGTTGTACTCTTTTGTTTTTTTTAAGAAATCTCGTTCAAATGAATCGAGAAATTTACAAGCCTTAAAACCTTTTAGATAATTTGGTTCAGGCTTATACATACGCAAAGACACTTCTTGTGTTGGGTCTTTAGGTATCTTAACTATTCCATAACTGTCTATTTTTAAGTTAGTAGAATCTTCTATTAGCTTTTTATATGTAGCAATTTGTATTGGTTGATCTGGGTAAAAGTCTTTAGATGTTTTAAAATCTAATAAAACATTTTTACCTTTTTTATTTTGAACTATTACATCAAAAGTACCACACACATCTAAATCTTTAGAATAGCAAGTTTGCTCTGTAGCTAGTACTTTATAACCTTTACTATCCCACCATTTAGTGAATTTACCAAACATAGTTATTAAAGGTTCTGTAGTTGGTGGCACTACTTTTTTTCCATTAATATAATCTTCACAATAAGAGTGCATCAATGTTCCTGTAGTGGCATCTTTAATTTCTAATTCTGCTATTTTCTTTTTAAGGCCATCTATAAAATTATAAATATAATCTTTAGACTTACCCTCACTTTCTAACTGCCATTCTAGTGCAGTTAAAGGCAATTTCTTAGCCCATAGCATAAGTGGTGCTTTACCAAATCTAGCACTAATTAAAGTTGTTACACCTCTTTTAGTTTCTCCATTAACTTTGTATCTATACCTTTTATCTAATGGTCTAAACTCGATAATGTTATTGTTTTTATCTTCTCTAGTTATTACTGACATTATTCTCTCCTTTATATTCTCTTTTGTCTTTAGCACTTGAAACACATACTCGGTTATATTCTGCCATGTATTGTTCAGTAGTTTCTTTTTTATTTTTACTTTTTCTTACTATTCTATTCATGGCCTTAATTCGTTTATCTTGCCACGAAGTCTTGTTTGATTGGATATACATTCTCTCTCCTTTTTAAAAATGTTAAGTTCTTATCTTCCATTGGTTTAATGAAATAGTCAATAGATACATCTAAATATTCGCATAATTTTTTAGCTATATTTAAACTAATTGCATTTTGGCCTCTCTCATATTTCTGAATCTGTTGGAAAGTTACATTGACGTTTTTGGCCACCCTTGATTGGGTCTTACCTCTCATCAATCTAAGTTTTCTAAGCTGTAATCCTATAATGCAAGTAGCTATTTTAAGATTATCTTGCTCACTAACATTCCATTGTAGAGTTAGTTCTTGGATTGAGTGATTTACTTCTTCTATAGTTGTGTTTGTTCTTTTGTGCATTGGTAGTCCTTTATTGTTGATATTAGTTAAGTACACTATGACCTCTCTTTGTTAAACATTTTCTAACTATAGACCTATATTTTGTGTCCATAGTTGGGCTTAAAGACCAATACAGAATATTACTTACAAAGTTTGAATTATCTTTAGCAATTGTTTTACAATGTAATTGATCGTCAGTTATTAGATTTGCTCTATCACTATCGAATGTACCTGATCTTCCAGCAGTATCTATAATAGGTTTATAGGCACAGGCTTGTAATAGGGTCATAGATAGCATGAGTAAAAGTATTGTTTTCATATCTTGTTTTTTTTTCCTCTCTAAAGAATTGGCTGATGATACTTCAAATGATGAAGTTTAAACTGCAAATTCTTCTTCTGTTCTTTTATCTTGAACAATTTTTTTAACAAATCCTTTTCTCTTTGGTTCTGTCGATCTAATTGCTCTTGCATCTTGAACAGATGTTTTGGTTGTTGCATTGGCTTTCTCCAATTTAATTACTTGATTTGCCAAGTAACTATCTACAGGATTTATATAAATAGGATTATAAGATAAATCCGATTGTTCCTGTAAATTCTGTAACTCCTCTAAGGTAGTTTGAGGGTTAATTATTCTTTGTAGTCTTTTAGACATCTCTTTAGTAAAGTTTGAGTTAGTTGGTATTCGCATTTTTAAATCCTAACATTGTTGCTTTTTTAATAATATACTGTTCTTCTGATTTTGTTAAGTTTCCTCTAGCTTGAATAGTTGTAATTGCTTTATGCACATCTTCATTACAATTATTTAAAACTTCCATAGCTTCAGAATAATCAACATTTGTTTTTTCTCTTATTAATTTTATTTTATCTAATTTTATCATTATATCTTCTCCTCTTTAACAATTACATTAGTTAATTTACGATCTAAATTATATCCAGCATATTCTCTACCTAATTCATTTCTTTGACCATAAATAATTTTCTCTCCTTTTTTTGCTCTATAATAATTTACAGATGTTAAAAGTTCATAAAGTTCATTTAAACTTAATGAGATATTTATTTGTTTCTCTTTATTCATTATATACTCCCCCCTGATAATTGTATTAAGCAACCTAACATGATTGCAGTTAAACAAAAAGCTGAAAAAATAAAACCTAATGTGTAGTATGCTATTTTTTTCATTATTTGCTCTCCTTAAATTTAAACTTAGATGTTCTATAAAAATCAGTCATAAAATATTTATTATTTTTAGAAAGATAATCACATACATCATCAGGGTGTGTATTTAGATTTGAATTAATAAATTTTCTAAAAGCAGAATCATGTACAAAACTTCCATAAAGTACAGTTTTTGCAATTTCAAAATTTAAACTAATCGCATCAAATAATTTACTTATTCCTATTTTTTTCATTATGCTCTCTCCTTTCTTGCAAGTGCTGGTATTTTATCATAATCATACATTTTGTTAGTTACTTCATTAGTAACTTTCAAATTATCAATTTGATTACTCCAATATTTGCTTACATAATATTCAACAACATCTTGGTCATCTGTAGTTATAAATCTAGTTTGACCTTTGATTAAAGTGTCATCAAATTGTATTGTATATGTTTTCATTCTCTCTCCTTGTTTGTTATTAGTTAATTTATTTAACATACAAATAAATTACCAGAATGGTTGTATTATGCAAATGTTATTTTTAGCGTAAAACCTAGCTTATTTAACCTTTTTTCAGTTATTTTTCTAATTTCGTTAGAATTTTGTTGAAATAACAAATCAGTAATATAAAAAACGAATCAATTAAAGATATGATTATAAATAAAAAATATGTTAGAGAGAATTATCCGAAAGGATATAAGTATTTATATTTCATATCATACTTAACCGATCAGCCTACTCCTCTCTCTAGTAGGCTGGTCATAACAAGAGAGATAAAAAATGTTAGAGATAATAAAATCAAAACTTAATAATGAAGAACAATATCAAACTTTAGATATTGGAAATTTAATCACAGTATCTGAAAAAATGTGGGATAAAAATGATGAAAATTTTAATCGTGGAAATTACTACGACCAATGTCATATTTGTGGCAAGGGTATAAAAACACCTAAAAATGGATTTACAACTATTGCAGATTTACACCCATTAAATTTAGTTAAATTATCTGATGATAATATTGCTGAAAAATCTGGTGGTTACATGAATAGTTTTTCAATAGGTTCTGAGTGTGGAAAAAAAGTTAAAAATGCTATGAAAGAATCTAATATAAATTGGAAAGATTGGCTTATAAAATAAAAGGAGAGAATATGAAACAGCTTGATATATTTGATACTGATTACGAGTCTTGTAATTACACCAAAACTAGCCGAGAGGGATTAGCCACAATAAAGCCTAAGATTAAAACTAAAAGAGAAGAAGTTTATGAATTTATTAAATTTCAAGCATCTACTAATTATGAGATTGCAGATGAATTAGATATGCCTTTAAGTTCAGTAACTGCTAGATGCCGAGAGTTACAAGTTTTAAACTTAGTTGAGGACTCTGGCGAAAGAAGAAAAACTAAATATGGAAAACAAGCAATCGTATGGCAAAAAAGAAAGTAGCAACAAAAGGCGAGAGAGAGCATATGAGCAAGGTTGCTAGTTTAGGGTGCTTGGTATGTCAAAGACCAGCTAATGTCCACCACATACGACCTATTGGGCTAGGAATAGGCATGAGATCGAGTCACTACCAAACGATACCTTTATGCCACGACCACCATCAAGGACAATTCAGTATTCATAACTGCAAGGAACAATTTGAGGCTCGTTATGGTACAGAACACGAAATGTTACAAAGAACTTTAAATGAAATTAAGAACTTAAATGAAGTAAATAATTTTTTTAACTATAACAAAGGAGAGAACAATGGCTGAAATGAGAGATGAACATTTTGAAGTTGTATCTAGCAATCGTGCTAGAGATTACGAGAAACATAAAAAGACCATAAATATAATTAAAACTTTATTAAATAGATATACAAAAAAACAATTAATCGAGATGATCGAGAAAGAGAGTAAAAATGCAAAGTAGAAAGTCAGGATATTTTCTAGTTTATAGAGATGTATGGAAACACCCTGTATTTAAAAATTTAGTAGAGTCAGCTATCTGGCTATATATGATTAGTTCAGCAAGTCATAAAGATAAAACTGCTAGATATTTAGATAACGAAATATTTATAAAACGAGGCGAGTTAATATTTCCTTTAAGAAAAAATGCTAAGATTTGGAATATACCTTATACTGCTATGAGAAGTTTCATTTTAAGGTTGAAAAGACGAGGCATGATAAACCATCGACTCACCACATTGAAACCAACGAATGATTTTAAGTATAGCAAAATAACTATAGTTTCTGTGGTTAATTACGACAAGTTCCAATATGTTGACCCTGTGGATAACCAACGACTCACCAACGATCACGCGTATCTAATAAACTATACTAATACACTAGAATCTAATATATCTCCAAAGAAGTCTAGCAAGGAAGATTATAAGAAAATTGGGGATTGGGGAGAATATAACATCATCTTGAAAGACTCTAAAAAGTTTCTAAAACATAAATGGAAAGATGAGCCTCTGAAAGAATATCAATGAGTGCGATATTAAGAATATTTAAGTATGTCAGAAAAAGATTGATTAATCTATCTATTGAAAATAAAAGGTTAAAGATGCAACTTGAATTTTACAAAGCCATAGTAGAAAGCGAAAATAATAATAAGCACTAAATGGTCAGAAAAAAGTCAAAATTTAGACACATTTCAATATCGAACAAGAAATACTACTTTTATCAGATTAAATGGTGGGATATTCTTGGAGATTCTGGCCACGCTGGAATAAAAGAATTTGATAATATGAAACCAGCTTTGATGACAACTACAGGCTATGTCTATTCTAAAGATAACAAACATTTAAAAACATTTGCTAGTTATGATGAGAATGAGGAGTCTTTTAGCGATAGAAATGTCTTTCCTATTGGTTGCATAAAAGAAATGAAAAAGATAGAAATATGATACCTTTTCCAAATAAAAAATATAATATTATCTATAGTGACCCAGCTTGGTACTTTAAAACATACTCTGATAAAGGCGAAAAACGATCTGCTATACAGCACTATAGTTGTATGTCCATTGACGATATTTGTAATCTTCCACTTAGGGATATTTCTGCTGATGATTGTATCTTGTTTATTTGGGTTATTGACCCAATGTTACCAGAGGCTTTTAAAGTTATTGAATCTTGGGGATTCAAATATAAAACAGTAGCTTTTACATGGGTAAAGAAAAACAAAAAATCAGATAATTATTTTACAGGCATGGGCTATTATACAAGATCAAATCCTGAGATGTGTTTGTTAGCAACTAAAGGAAAGCCAAAAAGATTATCTAAATCTGTAAGACAATTAATAGTTAGCCGAATAGAACAACATAGTAAAAAACCAGATGAGATAAGAACTAGAATAACAGAACTTTGTGGAGATTTACCTAGAATAGAACTATTTGCTAGACAAAGAACAGAGGGTTGGGATTGTTGGGGAAATGAGGTATAAATTAACATAATGAAAAACGACAAAAATAAGGCAACTGACACAATTAAGACAAAATCTATAGGAAGACCTAAAAAAGAACTAGATAAAGATGTTATTGCAAAACTTAGTCAGATAGGTTGCACTCAAGAAGAAATAGGTTCTGTTGTTGGAATATCAGCTAGAACTTTGCAAAGACGATATGCCGATTTAGTAGCTGAAAACAAAAACATTGGTAAAGCTAGTCTAAGGAAGAAACTATGGGAGAAAGCACTTAAAGGCGATCCTAAATTATTAATCTGGTTATCTAAGAACGAACTTAACATGGTTGATAAAATACACACCACACAAACTGTTGAACCTCTACCATTAATTATTGATGCTAAAGCTGATGAGGTAAATGGCTAAACAAAAATTCACGCACTTCATACCAAGAGATAAACCAACCAAAAGAGGTGCTGGAAAACACAAGAAGAACAAAAATAAGGACGAGAAAAGAAGATCAAAAAAACAACGCTACAAAGGACAAGGAAGATAATATGAGTGAACTAATCGGAGAGAATACATTTTTAAAATTAAGACAGCAGAGAGATCAAGCTAGATCAGAATGTGATCAAGCTAAAATTCAAAGAGATGTTGCATTAAGAAAATTAAACAAGGCTTTACAAATAGCAAAAGATTTAAGAAAGTTAGTAGAGAATGGAACAGAAACGAAGTAACTTTTACCCTACAGGAGAGATAATAGATTATTCTCTACCTCAATCATTTACCAAAGCACTCAAAGGCAATAGCTGTGGAGATTGTGGATTGTACTCTAACAAGTGGTCATTCTGTGGTCGCTGGGGTGCTAAAGGTGTGAAAGATACTTATGTTTGTCACGAATGGAGAAAAAGACACTTCAAAAGATAACAGAAGAATTAGATCGTCTTGCAAATCTTTATAACAAGACTCAAGAAGACAAGTATAAAATAGCTTGGTATAAATTACTCGATAAATTAAACTATCTGTGATATTTATGCCTCATGGCTATCTATAAAAAAAAATCAGTTAAACTTAACAAACCCATGCGTGGAGATGTTAAGAAGTTTAAAGTATTTGTTAGAGATAAAAGTTCTGGCAGAGTTAAAAAGGTAAATTTTGGCTCTAAGGAAATGTCTATTAAGAAACATATCCCAGCAAGAAAAAGATCATTTATGGCTCGTATGGGTGGAGTTCTTAAAAAGGTAAGAGGTCAAAAGACTCTATCTCCCGCATATTGGAGTATCAGAGCATGGCAAAAAGGTTTTAAGGTATGATTGATAATTTTATTTATAAATTTTTTGGAATGGTAGATAATTTTATGGGCTATCTATTTGATAGATTTGTTTCTGATGACCCTAAACTTAAAAAGAAAAAAAAGAAATGAGAGATACAAAAGTTTTAGAGTCATTTAAAAAACACGCAGAGAAGAAGTTAAAGGAAATGAATATATTTAAAAACTTAAAACAAGAAGTAGAAACTGGTGCTAATGGCACTCAACAGTATGTAATTAAAAAAGGAATTAACAAAGGCAAGATAGCTAAATGAGGATAAATATGAATTATTATTTTACAGGAGTATTGATTTTAGGATTTGTATTTTTAGCACTTTGTATGAAACCATTATGAAAGAAAAACCATTAAAACTCAGAGAAGAATCAGGCATTGATTTAAGTCTTAAAAATTTATTGGCAATAATTATTGGTGTCAGTATGGGTATATTCGCCTATACAGAAGTTACTGCAAGACTAACTTCACTTGAGACTTCAAGAGAATTAATGAACTCTGATCTACTTAAAAAGTCAGAACAAACTACAACTGATAAAGAGCAATACTTACTACTTGAGGATTTATATGAAACTGTAGAAAAGCACCAAGAACTTTTAGATAAAAATATTCATACTCAAGTTATGTTAGATCACATAGAGGCACAGCTAGAAAAAGCATTAGAAGATATTGAAGAACTAAAAGATAAGGTAAGAGCAAATGGAAACAATCATTAGTACAGTTGTTGCACTTTGTATGTTTGTTGCTGGAGAACTACAAGAGCATAGAATCCAAGAGAAAATGTCAGATTGTTTAAAAGGTAAAAGAGAAGCTGAGAGAGGTGCAAATAGTAATATCGAATATAAGTGTGGAAAAGTACAAGCTGAATTAGAAGAAAATATAGATGGTAGTAAGTCTATTAAAAAGATAGTGTCTAAACAATGAAATTTATTTTGGTATTCTCTTTATGCTCTGCAATTACAGGATATTGCCAGAATCCTGTAGTAGTTCAAAAAGATTTTAAAACATGGACAGAATGTGTTAAGGGTGGTGCTGAGATTACTATAATAACCACAGAAAATTATTCAGAAAGATTTAACAAAGAAAAATTATATATATCTTACTTTTGTAATGAAAATATCCCTGACAAAACCCCAGCTTAAAGTATCATCAAGCAAATCAAGGTTCAGAGTTTTAATATCAGGTCGTAGATTTGGTAAAACTTATTTAGCTGTAACTGAAATGATGAAGTATGCGTGTCAGCCAAATAGAAGAATATGGTATGTAGCACCAACATTTAAAATGGCCAAAGAGATCGTTTGGGGAACTCTTAAAGAAATGCTTAATCAGTTTAATTGGATAGAGGACATCAACGAAACAACAATGACTATTACGATAAGACAATCAAATAGTACAATCTCACTAAAGGGTGCTGATAATTATGATTCATTAAGAGGTACAGGATTAGACTTTTTAATCTTAGATGAGTTTGCAGATATAGATAAGCGAACTTGGTATGAAGTATTAAGAGCAAGTATATCTGACAGATTAGGTCATGTATTATTTTGTGGAACGCCAAAGGGATATGGTAATTGGTCTTATGAATTATATTTAAAAGGTAAGCAAGATAATGATTGGGAGTCTTTTCAATATACAACTATTCAAGGTGGTATGGTTACACCAGAGGAAATAGAACAAGCTAAACAGGATATAGATATTAGAACTTTTAGACAAGAGTTTGAGGGTACATTTGAGAACTATGCTGGTAGTGTTTATTATAACTTCCACCCTGTAGATAATGTTGTTAAACGACAGATAGATTGGGAGAAACCTTTACATATTGGAATGGACTTCAATGTTGACCCAATGTCAGCCTGTGTTGGGCAAATAGAAAAAGATAAAGTTTATTTTGTAGATGAGGTTATCATTTATGGAAGTAATACTGATGAAATGGTGCAAGAACTTAGAGATCGTTATGGAACTAAAATGCAAATATTTATATATCCTGACCCAGCTTCTAAACAAAGAAAAACATCTGCTGGTGGGAGAACTGATTTATCTATTTTACAGAACGCTGGATTTAAAGTTAAGGTCAAACATAAGCACCCAGCAATACGAGATAGAGTCAATGCTGTGAATAGTAGGCTTAAAGATTCTAATGGCGAAAGACACATTTTTGTTTCACAATCTTGCAAAACACTGATAAAAGGGTTACAAAGACAAATATACAAGGAGAATACAAATATTCCTGATAAGGAAGATGGATTCGATCATATGAATGACGCACTTGGTTATATGATTGATTATTTAAAACCATTAACTACTCAGGCAAGATTTAATGCTCCTACAAGATGGACAATGAAGTAATTTATGGCATACACTAGAGATCAAGCAATAGACACCCACAAAGACTATTCCGAAACAATTAACAATTGGGAATATTATATTAGATCATACAATGGTGGTTATGACTATATGATTGGTCAATATCTAAACAGATATAATTTAGAATTAGACAATGAGTTTAATCAAAGACTTGCTAACACTCCATGCGATAATCATTGTAAAAATATTATTCAAATTTATTCATCATTCCTTTTTAGAGTTAGACCAAGTAGAGATTTTGGTTCTATGCAAGATGAACCAAGTTTAGAATCATTCTTAAAAGA